GGCGGATGCAGCTTGCTGGTAGCACCCAGCATTCACACGCTGTCGGTAAATCTCCCCGATGATAATATCGGCGTTCGCACGGCTCATCCTCCAGTTTACCTTCGCGATTTTGTCGCCGACTTGAACGTACAAGCGAAGACCAGTCTTGCTGTACCCGATTTTGGTAAGCCTGCCCACCTTAGTCTTGGATGGTGCCGATGACCCATCAGAGTGAAATGTCTGCGTGATGTCCTTACATGCCGCGAGTCTCTTGAGTAGTTCGATAACCTTGTTCATTGCCTTGCTCCAGTTAAGAGGGTTTGTGTGTCGCACATTTGTGTGGTGCGTTCGACTCCTACATCATAGCATATATCGGCTATAAGTCAATAAGTTCTATAATCTTTTTATGATAATTTTTATGATAATTTTTGGGGTACGGGGTTTTATCTTATGCAAGTGACCGCCCCGCCAGGGCCAAAAAACGCCCCGGCGTACACATACGACTCCCGGCACTCCAATAAAATGTATCACCCAATCTACACCAATTCAATAAACTCGTTGGAGTATGGTATTAATTGTTTCATATATTCTATTGCATAAAACGGCCACAAATTTTACATTACATCATTTTGACCATGATATCTTAATCACACTCTTTCCTGCTTTAATATCTGCTTGTATTTCTTTTTGAAGTTTAGCTCTGCAAGCTATCTTATCGCAAGTGAAGGTTCTATCACTTCTTTTAGTTAATCCAGGTGATGGTGACTTAATCATATACCTAGCACAAAATCGGCAGCGGAGCATGTCTACCATTGTATCACCCAATCCCCACGTTTGAGTCCACTATATAGATAGTCTCATAGTCGGCGGCGTATTCTTTAAACTCTACTCTTAGATTGTATTTCTCAAGTAGTTCGTTTACCGCATCTATTGCTTCATAACAACTATCTTCCATAATCTTAGCTTCTACTGGCTCATATTTATTCATTCATTATCTCCACCTTTAATATTTCATATGGAATTGGCGAATGTCCATCAAATATTATTTTAAGCCCATAAACTTTCAACAAATCATTAATATCTTTGATTGTTGCATAGAAATTATTTGTGTTTACAATAACTCTATCAATTTTTTCATTCATTGGAATATCGCCCTCTTATACTCATCTACTTTCTCTGCTGTTAATTCTTCTTGTGGAAGCCAACTAACACGTCTCTTCCAACCACAGTTATCAACCATATAGGCATAAAATACTTCGCCGCCAATCATTCTAATGTCATTTCGCTTAACGCCATTTTCATGACTATCAAATAGGCAACCGAAAGCACCCATCCATGTGTATTCTACACCATCAATTGTAAACTTTAAGTCTTGTGCATAACACTTCATTTTGATTTCCTTTCTTTTATTGCATCTGAAACTCTATATCTTACTCGTTCAGTTAATCCTAAACCGGGAACACCCCTAAATAGAATAATGTCATCATGAAAAAATCCACTAACAAGTAAGTCGCTCGGGTGTATATTTAACTCTCTCATGGCAATCTCATGTTGAATCGCATGGAAATGAATATATAACTTCCAATTATCAGTTAGGAAGAAATTACCAAAAGAGCCGCCATTACCAGAAGTAATTGACTCAATAGTGTCTATCATGTTCATTTTTTAATCTTTCTAATTGTCCTCTTGCATATTTGTTTGCGTAATCAAGTTTGTCTTGTAATCTTTTAGCGAAATCGACTAGTTCTTTATTTTGTTTTTCTAATTCCTTAACTCTATTAGAGTTTTTAACTATGTTCGCGAAATGCTCTTTACAGAATTCCTTAGCCGCATCAATAGCACCCTCGACATCTTCGAATTCCTTAAGTTCAATATACTTGGGAAACCATCTAGCCAATTGTGGCTGATATTCTTGTTCTATTGATACTTCGGCAAATATACCCGTGTATTTTTCTTTACCTTCTGGAAAACGTGATTGTCTAGACACTCTATACTTAATGTTCATGTCTGCCGCTGTAGCACTCATACGAGTTTGACGCCAGCAAAATTCATTAGGGCACTCTTTAAATATTTGGCGGTCCCAGTAACCATTACAAATATCTACTTTATAAGTATCAGAATTAATCTCTTCTAGATAGCATATTTGATTTAGTTCTGGCGGATAATTATCATCACATTCAACTTGCTTTATGCATTTAAGTTTAATAGGCTTTTCAAATATTATTTTTGGTTTTGGTTGTTCTTCTGTATTTACTATAAACTGATTACTCATATTCCAATAAACCTTTCACCACAAACATCACAAATATACATCATCTCGCCCCACAGCCCAACATCATAAATAATATGCCTAGTAGTCTTAGTATGAGGACATTTACTACGAAATTCTCTAATTTGTCTATTTAACTCAGCACGCTCTCTACCAAGCTTATCATATTCTTCAATACATTTCTGTATAACTTCTTTTGCTGTTGCGTCGTCCATTGTATCTCCTAATCATCAAGCATGAGGCGTAGACGCGGCATCTACTCCTCTAAGTCCATTTCTCTAATATAAATCATACTATCACTAGAAGCACTATCAGGTTCTTCAGCGACCCATACTTTCTTACCGGCCTTATCTTTCTCTATCCATATGCCGCCATCACTCATATATTCTTTCACTACCTCTTCGGCCTTCTTCTTAGTCTTACATACTTTAAAGCGGTCAATACTATGACAGACCATTTCTTCACCTTGAATGACTACATATACTTTCATTGCTGTTCTTTTCTTTCTCTATTACACTTTGGGCAATATTCAATAATCTTGAAATAAACAAAACCACACTCACAAGTTATCTCATCTTGTGGTGTACTTTTATCCAATCTATCTAAACCATAGTTACATAATTTACAATCTTTATCGTAATCTATGTGTTTACTACATATACCAGACATTATGTACCACCCATACACATACCATTACATTGTAAATAACCACATAATGCACAATGTCCATACTCTGTACTATATTCAGTCCATCCAGATGATTCTCCAATTATCTCGGCACGTTTAGGAACTAATATATAATCTTCTGGTGGAGTATATTCTACTTGCTTACTATCGTATAGTTTCTTTACACAATCTAAGCACCAACCATTATCCGAATGTGAACAATTCATTAAGTGCGGCATCGTCATAATATTTCCTCATTTCTATTAAAATAACCAATACAAAAATGTAAATCTATTCCGGGCTTGCCTAACCCGAGACTTTTTCTAAATTCATTTATTTGTTCTGAAATAACATTTAACCAAACTGCGTTGCCGTTCCAGTAAAGAGTGTTGTCTACTTCAAACTCAAGTTGAACGCCATTGAAATGATGTCTATCTGAAAGGTCCACTTCATCCCACGGTGATACAATTGTTATATGTTCTTCATTACTAGGTCTTTCTAGCTTTAACTTGTATGTACCGAGGAATAGTCGTCTGTAGTAGCGACCAAGTTCGTAGTCAACCTCTAGGAATCCCCATCTATGATATAGTAATATTTTTCCAAACATTTTTTCAGATTTCCGATTTTTTCACCAACGAAGCTCGGTTTTTACACTATCTTAATAGTGTGTTTAAGAAAAGGCAGGATAAATGTTAATGTGTAATTCTCCATAAGTCTGTTTCTTAACAGAGTTTATGGTCGAGTCTTCGAGAATAGTTTTAATAAAGACTTTCGCCGCCAATATATTCACTCTTATCACAATCCCACTCTGATACTCCTACAGGTTTACTACTCATTGGCCCGAACTTCCAGTCCACTACATATATCTTTTTCACTTGCCTATACTGTCTATCGACAATCGAAGCATTAATTACTACAGTGTTGCCGAAACGTCTAACTCCTCTTGACTCATGTATATGACCGCACACAAATAGTTTAGGCTTATTAATATCTACATTTACTCTTAAGCACTCAGAACCAACTTCTTCCCCAAATGGCAATACACTATCTAGTATACCTTTCATTGGGCCGTGACTAATCATAATGTCACATTTCTTATTTGCTGTCGCTTTAAATATATCTTCTTCTTTTGCCATGTACGCCCAATCACCACAATCAAGTGCTAACGGAGTACCATATACACTTAACTTATTACAATAGCCAGCATCCTTACCTTCTTTATTTCTATGGATTACAGTGCCGTAACTATTTTCTAAAAATAGACATTTATTTCCAAATTTTTTATGTTTTTCTAAATAAAAATCATGATTACCTGCTACAGCTATGGTATTTATATTATGTCGTAACAACCAAGGTTCAAAGAACTTAGTAAGCCATAGCTCTTCTTTTTTTATGTTCTCGTGCCAACATAAGTCACCAGCTATCAAAAGTAAGTCTATATTTGGCGGAATTTTTGGTAAATTACCATGAAGGTCTGAAATACAAGCTATTTTCATGTGTATATACTTCCAGTGTAAGAGTTTATGTAATTTAGGAGAATAAAATGACACAAGAATACAAGCATGTACCATTTCGTAATACAACTAAGATTCGTGGGCAACGGTCCAACTCAATCCTCTTGGATGAGTTCCCTGAAAATCCATCAATTATAGTTAATTCTGCGGTGGAAGTCAAGGCAACTGCGGCACTTTCCAAGGAAGTCGCAAAAGAATTAGCAACTGATACAGAAGAAGTTGATATGGAGGAATTACTAGATGAAACAGATAGAGGGACTAACTGAAGAAGAAGTTATAACTATCATCGATAAAGTATGTAAGCGTTGTATGAATAAATATAAGATTGATAATCTATTGCCAGAAGATTTATATCAAGAATCATTTATCATTTGCATGTATGCTTTAAATCGATATTCAGAAGAACGTGGCAGGCTTGAAAATTTTCTAGCATTTAATCTTTCTAGACGTATTAAAACTCTTTATCGTGATATAACTATTAAGAAGATTAATTTTATTTGCATTGATGACGTACCACCAGAATTATTATGGGATGATAAGAAAGAGCATATTCAAGAATTCGTAAATCTAATTAATGATAATATGCCAGTTGATATGCGTCATGATTACATTAAGTATGTTCAAGGTGTATCAATACCAAGAATACGCAAACAGAAATTACTCAAAAAACTGAAGGAGTATTCAGATGAGTTCTGGAATCGTTAATAAGCCAGGTAGATGGACTAATGAACAAATTAAGTTCATGAAAGATAATATCGGCACAATGTCTATTGAAGACATGGCTAGACAACTTGAAAAGAATCCTATTACTGTACGAAAGTATTGTGTAGAACGTCTAGGAATGTCAGAAGATGCTAAGATTGCTATTGCCGCCAAGTTCGATATTAAGAAGAGTCCTATTTGGGACGAAATGAAAGAACAACTATCTGAACAAGAGCTTGACGCTTTCATGTATCACTGGCAGAACCTAATGGTTCAATTTAAGCATGATGCTCTTGCTACTGAACGTCAACAAATGGTTGAAGTAGTAAGACTAGAAATTCTCATCAATCGTGTTATGAGAAAACTTAAAGACACTGATATAATGCTTAAAGATACTAGAGATGAGATTAGGCAAGAAAAAGAACAAGATTTTTCTATGCAAGACCAAGCTAAAATTGCTAGATTAGAAATGTTAGTATCAAGTTTATATACTGCTCATCAAACACTAGCAAAAGAATATCAAGAATTATTACAACGTAAACAAGCTATTCTAAAAGAAATTCGTGGTACTCGTGAACAACGTATTAAACGAATTGAAGATTCTAAAGAAACTATCCAAACTTGGATGTCATCTATTTTAGACAGTCCAGAACATCGTAAAAATTTAGGTTTGGAAATGAAGAAACAACAATTAGCTCTGTATAAAGAATTAGAACGTCTATCAGAATATCATACATATGAAGATGGAACAGTGGAACAACCAATAACAAATGCGGATACTTTAAAGGAAGACAATGTATGAAGACAGCAATCATTACAGGTGTGTGTGGACAAACAGGAAGTTACTTAGCCGAATTGCTTTTGGAAAAAGGATATAGAGTAATTGGAGTTAGACGTAGAACGTCGGCCCCAAACAACGAAAATATTGAGAACTGCTTACAAAACAATAATTTTGAATTAGTGGTAGGAGACATCACTGACTATTCTTTTGTAAATCATATTGTAAACAAAACTAGATATGAATCATGGGAAAATAATGTTTGTGTACATCCATTAGAGATTTATAATCTTGCCGCCCAATCATTCGTTAAATCTTCATTTGAAACACCATTCCATACTTTTGATGTTGATACAATTGGTGTTCTTAACTTCTTAGAAGTTCTTAAAGAGATACCTAAAAGCGAAGCTAAATTCTATCAAGCAAGTACAAGTGAGATGTTTGGTAAAAGTTTCTCTGAAAGAGGAAGTAAATATTTTAAAGGTATAGGATGTTTAGATGGTGAAGTAATTCCACTTCCTCAATATGAAAAATACCAAGATGAAAATACACCATTCATGCCACAATCACCATACGGTATCGCCAAGTTAGCCGCCCATCATCTATGTCGACTATACCGCCAATCCTATGGTATTCATGCTTGCTGTGGTATTCTATTTAATCATGAAAGTCCACGTAGAGGTAAAGAGTTCGTAACAAGAAAGATTACCGACTACGTAGGACAGATTGCTTTCTATATTAATGATAAAGAAAATAGACCAAATGTAATAGATAACTTAAAGAAAACTTTTACAAAGTTAAAACTTGGTAATCTAGATTCTTATCGAGACTGGGGACATGCTAAAGATTATGCTCGTGCTCAACACTTAATATTGCAACAAGATAGTCCCGATGACTTTGTCATCTGTATGGAAGAAACACATACTGTTCGTGAATTCTGTGATGCGGCATTTAAAGTAATAGGATTAGATTATAACGATTATGTCGAAGTAGACCCACAATTCTATAGACCAAGTGAAGTAGACTTCTTACGTGGTGATTGTACTAAGGCCAAATCAGTCTTGAACTGGAAACCAGAATATACATTCGAACAACTTGTACAGGAAATGGTTTCGGCTGACATTGAAAGATATAATCATGAATAATATTCCTAATGAAGATATACGTAACAAATTACGTGATATTTTATCAGGTAAAACTAATGGACAAGTTGATTTAATTTGGGGACCAGAAATGACTATAATACCGATAGTAAAAAGAAAATGGGGACATTACGTAGACCACTATCGTAGCTGTGATTGTGTTTGTAAGACTCTTTATATTGAGCCAGGAAAAGCAATCTCTTATCAGTTCCACAATCGTAGAAGTGAATTTTGGTATATACAAGAAGGTAAAGCAGAGATAACTATTAATGATTATAGCTGGAATGTCGGACAAGGATTTACAGTTAATATTCATAGTGGAACTAAACATAAGATTAAGAACACTGGTGAAACCACATTGATGATTCATGAAATGCAATATGGCTATTGTTCTGAAGAAGATATTGTGAGATTAGATGAAAATTTGTCCTAAATGTAATATATTTAAAGATTTAATTAATTTTAGTAAAGATAAATCTACCACTTCTGGATACAAATGTTATTGTAAAGATTGTTGTAAAATAATCAAAAATACTTATGAATCACAGATGGTTGGAAATAAAATTTGTCTAAAATGTACAACACTAAAATCTATAACGAGTTATTATATATGTAAAACAAATAAAGATGGTAGAGATTCTAAATGTAAGAAATGTATACAGCTTTATAAAAAAGAAAAATATCATTCAAATATAGAATATAAAATTGGAGAAATTTGTCGTAAAAGATTAACTAAAGCACTTCATGGTATATTAAAATATGAATCTACATTATCTTTATTAGGTTGTTCTACAGAAAAACTTAGAATTCATTTAGAATCACAATTTACTAATGGTATGTCATGGGAAAATTATGGTGAATGGCATATTGACCATATAATTCCATGTAGTAAATTTGATTTGACTATCGAAGAAAATCAAAAGAAATGTTTCCATTATACAAATTTACAACCATTATGGGCAAAAGATAATTTGTCAAAAGGAAATAGAACGTGAAAGATTTAGGAAGAACAAATGATTTATACAAAGCTTGGCACGCCGCTGTAAAGAAACGTGATAAAGGTAGATGTCAATTCCCATCATGTAAACGTGCGGGTAAACAGGCACATCATATCATTCCTTACAGCAAAGCCCCACATCTTCGCTATGAAGTAGCTAATGGTTGTTATCTATGCCTAAAACATCATAAGTTTGTCACAGGCAAAGAAAATAATTATGTAGGAATGTTTATGGCTCTAGTAGCAAAGAACACTAAGAAATGAAAATTATACGAGACTCAAGAGAAAAAGTAGGATACTGGGACTTTTCATTCTTTGGATATGAAATGGAAGTGTCTGGTTTAACTACTGGTGATTATGCTATTGCTGGCATGGAAGATATTTTATGTATTGAACGTAAGAAATCACCAACTGAGATAGCACAAAATTGTGGAACTGACAGTCCTAGATTCGAAGCAGAACTAGAGCGTATGCAATACTATCCACATAAGTATCTGATATTAGAATTCACAGTATCAGATTTATTAGGATTTCCTAAGAACGCTAAGATACCAAAAAGATATCATAAAACGACAGGAAATCAAGATTCGTATTAATGGCGGCTATGTAATGAAGAAACTAAAGGAATATGAAGAGAAATATGGGATTGAGGTTATCTTCGCGGGTAGTCAACAAGGGGCTATAGAGGTCGCCGTAGACATATTTAAAGAGGTAATCAATGAAGAACAAACTAGGAATCTACAGTAAAGAAGACTTAGAAAAAATAATGTCAGAAGCTTATATGAACCTTCATTTTGATGAAGCTCAATTAAGCAATCCTATCGAAAATATTCCTGAAGCATTTGAAGACAAGCCCGAATTATTCATTACATATATGATGTCACAACCGGACTTCTTCTCATTCACATGCAAACATGTATTAGCTTTAGATATTCTACCATTTCAAGCGGTTATCTTAAAAGAACTATGGACACGTAAATTCCCTATGTTAATTGGGTCTCGTGGTATGTCCAAGTCATTCACGCTCGCTATATATGTTATTCTTCGCTTGCTGTTCTCTGAAAACCGTAAGATTATCCTTTGCGGTGCCGCTTTTCGTCAATCTAAAGTTGTGTTCGGATATGTTGAAAGTATCATACAGAATTCCAGCGTTCTACGCAGTATCTTTAGGAGTGACGCTTTTCAACATAGTGCCGACGCCTATATGGTAACACTTGGTAATAGTTATTGTAAAGCTCTACCTATTGGTACTGGTGAAAAGATTAGAGGTCAACGTGCTAATGATATTATCGCGGACGAATTCTCATCAATGTTGATAGATATCTTCGAAACAGTTATTTCTGGTTTCGCTGCCGTATCATCTTCACCATTCCAAAATGTTAGAGATAAGGCAAAGGAAAGAATCTCTGCTAAATTAAGAGAGATGGGTTATGATATTGAATTCGAAGAATCAGTAGATAAAACAGGTAAAAGTGATAATCAAATTGTTATTGCCGGAACTGCTCACTATGATTTTAATCACTTCTCACAATATCATAAACGTTGGTTGCAAATTATTAAGAGTCGCGGTGATGAAAGAAAACTTAAAGAGATATTCGGCGAAAAGTACCAAAAGGGACTAGACCCTAACCACTATTCAGTTATTCGTATTCCATACGAATTGATTCCAGAAGGATTCATGGATGCGGACCAAGTTGTACGTTCTCGTGCTACAATGTCTGAAAATAACTATCTAATGGAATTCGGTGCTTGTTTCGTAGCAGATAGTGATGGTTTCTATAAAAATACTCTATTGAATCAATGTACAGTTGATTATGATATGAGATTTGTATTGCCTTCTGGCAAACAACTAACAGAAGAAGAATACTTTTTCGAACCAGAAATTTTCGGTAATCCTTATAAGCAATATGTTTATGGTATCGACCCCGCCTCAAAGGTGGATAACTTTAGTATAGTAATCCTAGAAGATTGCGGCGAATATAGGAAAATCGTTTACTGTTGGGTTACTAATGAAAAAGACCACCAAGATAAGAGAAACTGTGGTCTAACAGATGAACATAATTTCTATGCCTACTGTGCCCGAAAAATTAGAGAATTAATGAAATCATTCCCATGTAAGAGAATGGCTATTGACTCTCAGGGTGGTGGTATAGCCGTTATGCAAACCTTAAAGGATAAAGATAAATTACGTCCCGGCGAAATACAAATCTATCCTATTATCATTCCAGGTAAACCACAAGATACTGATGGTGAGTCTGGCCTACATATTATTGAACCAATTGAATTCTCATCACAAGCTTGGACATCCGAATCTAACCACGGTATGAAAAAAGATTTCGAAGATAGAGTATTACTATTTCCATATATCGATGGTATCTCTATGTCTCTTGCTGATGTTGACGAAGAAAAAGAACTTCCAACAGATGGTACACTTAATAATGTTATCTTCAATATCCAAGAATTAAAGCAAGAATTAATTACTATCATTGTATCAGAAACAGCAACTGGAAGAGAACACTTTGATACACCAGAAATTAAAACAGGTACTGGTCGTAAAGGCCGTATGAAGAAAGACCGTTACTCAGCATTACTAATGGCTAATTCATGTGCCCGTAATATGGCTATGAATCAATTCACTCCATATAACTTTAACTATGGTGGTGGATTTGCTACTGGTGGTTGGCCACAAAGAGATAAGCCTGACCCAAAGACACTATTTCAGGGACCATCTTGGATTACTCAACAATTATCTGACCTTTATAACTAATTAAAGTGTATACAATTGTGATTCGATTACAATACAATTACAATTTGATTAGGTAATATAATGGAAACTAAAACTAATATAAGAGAAGAAAGTGCCTTCACATCACTAGCGGGCAGAACAATTCACACTCCATATGAAAGTGCAGGCATGGAAAAGTCTGTTGCTAATTATGGTTATGTGGGTCGTACATTCGATAATGTTCTACCAGGAATTTCAATCAAGAGTCAGTATGCAAAAGCTGACTATGACTTCTATCGCCAAAATGAATCTCGTCCAGAGAATCCACGCGAAATTATTGATGTATGTAATCGTGCATATAAGCAAGAAGGATTGATTAGAAATATTATTGACTTGATGGCCGAATTCGCTAAGAAAGGTATTCAAGTAGTTCATCCTAATAAGCGTATTGAGAAGTTCGGTCAACAATGGGCACAATACGTAGAAATGGATAGAATCTCTGAAAGATTCCTTAATCTATTATATCGTCTTGCACATGTTCCTGTAAGTATTACTTATGGTAAAGTTCCTGTATATACAGAGAAGAAATGGCTTTCAGCCTACAGCAAGACAGATGAAATGGTAGTAGAACGCTCAGATGTAACTAAGCGTAGAATTCCATTAAAGTATGAATTCTTGAATCCTATGAGTATCAAAATGGTTTGCCCCGAGTTAGCAGCATTTACTGGTAAACCAATGTACGCCCTTCAAATCACTCAATCATTACGTTCTGCTATTAATAAAGCAAGTAGAGTAAAGAACGATGCTGCACTAAAAGAATTACTACTACGTATTCCAGAAGATGTTCGTAATGCTCTAGGTAGTAATACTGCTGCCATTCCATTGAATGATGATGACTTTAAGATGTTTTACTACAAAAAGGATGATTGGGAAACATATGCAACGCCTATGATTTATTCAATTATCTCTGATGTAGTAACTCTTGAAAAGATGAAGTTAGCTGATAGAAGTGCTTTAGATGGTGCCATTTCTAATATTCGTCTATGGACAATAGGTCAACTAACAGATAACCCACAATCAACAATTATTCCTAATAAAGCTATGATTGAAAAGCTAAGAGGAATCCTAGCTAATAATGTGGGCGGCGGCACAATGGATTTGGTATGGGGACCAGACTTAAAGTTCCAAGAATCTAACACACAAGTTCACCACTTCTTAGGTATCGATAAGTATGAACCTATCTATCGTAATATTTATGAAGGTATGGGTATTCCATCATCAGTAGCTGGTGGAGGAGATAGTGGCGGCTTTAATAATTCATTCATTCAAATGCAAACATTTATTGAACGTCTTGAATATGGTCGTAACATTCTATTGCAATTCTGGAACGCTGAACTAAAGAAGGTTCAGGAAGCAATGGGATATAGTAAACCATTCAAGATAGTGTTTGACCAAATTAATCTTGGTGACGATGATGCTATTAAGAACACCTTAATTGGTTTATGTGATAGAGATATTATTAGTGTAGATACATTATTGAGTAAATTTGATTTATTTAGTGATGTTGAAGCTGAAAGAATCAAGAGAGAATATAAACAACGTCAACAGGATAATGTTCCAAATAAAGCTGGTCCATTCCATAATCCACAAGATGATGAAAATACTAAGAGAGCTATCCTTAATCAAGGTGGTGTAGCACCATCAGAATTAGGCATTGACCTACAAGACCGTAAGCCAGGAGAAGAATCACTTATTGAAAAGCAAAGCAAGCTAAATATTCAAGAAGAGAAATATAAACCTAAGAATTTGAATAATGGTCGACCAAAGAATAAGAAAGATACTACAACTCGTAAGAAGAGAAGTGTTAAAGTATCTAAGACATCTGGATTCGTTTCATTGTTCATGTGGGCCAATGCCGCACAAAAGAAAATATCCGATATTGTAACACCAGAAATGGTAAAATCATTTGGTAAAACAGATATTAGAAGTCTAAGTACAGAACAAGTAGAACAAATAGAAAGTATGAAGCTTATTATTTTGGCAAATACAACACCCTATGGAGAAATCACCCCACAATCTATTCATTCTATTGCTGTCAATCCAAATGTGAATGCTGAGTCATTATTGGATATATGCACAGCCACAAAGACTTTAGTGTATAAATTTACGCAAGTAAAAGGTAAGTCACCAAGTATAGATGAAATGAGACAAATTCAATCATCAGCATATGCACTATATCATGAAGAAGAAGATGAAGAAGTAGGTGACGATTCAGAGTTTTAGCAAAAATAACACATTTTAAAATATTTTGTGTATACTAATATGAAAGACGCACTTATGACTAATATAAAAGTTTTCTCAGCAGAAAAAAGAGATGGTGTTGCTGAAGCAGTAATGAAGAATAGTCTTTCTTTTGCATCAAACATCATCAAACTTAATGTTGAACCAGAAGCAAGTAATATTTTCCATAGTATCGCTAGTGCTAATCCAGACCAACCAGATTTGATTCACAGATATTCAATTCTAGCAAGTTCTGGATGGAACAATAACGATGACGTTTTTATGCGAGAAGAGTTATTTAACGCTCGTAGTACACCAGTTGATAAACAAGTCAACTATATGCATGATGAATTAACTATCATTGGACATATGACTGAATCGTTTATCCTAAGTCAAGGTGGTGAACTATTAGTACCACAAACATTATCGGATTTACCTGAAAACTTTGATATTGGTGTTGGCTTCGTACTTTACAAAATTTGGGAAGATGAAGCAAGAGCGGCACTAGTAAGTAAAGTAATCTCTGAGATTGATAGTGGTAATTGGTTCGTGTCAATGGAATGTATGTTCCCTCACTTCGACTATGCGGTTATCGATAAAGGTGGTAATCACAAAGTAGTTGCTAGAAATGAACAAACGGCATTCCTAACAAAATATCTAAGAAGTTATGGTGGAACAGGCGTCTACCAAGACTATAAGGTTGGAAGATTATTACGCGGTTTATTCTTTTCTGGCAAAGGGATTGTTGATAATCCAGCAAATAAAAGAAGCGTAATTCTTCATACCAATTTTTCTAGTACAGCAAGTAACCTTAATATAAGGGAAGTCAAAATGGATGAAGTAGAAAAGATTAAAGCAGAACTAGCTCAAGCTAAAGCAGATAATGCTAAGTTGTTAACTGAAGCTGCTCAAAAGGCACAAGCTCAAGTAACTCAAGAAGTTAATGTTGCAAAGGCTGAAACAGCAACTGTTAAGGCAGAACTAGATGCGGTTAAGGCAGAATTAGCAACAACTAAAGCTGCTCTTGCAACAGCAAATGAAAATGTAGTAAAGGCTCTAGCAGAAGCTAAGGAAGAAAAAGACAAGGCTGATGAAATGGGCAAAGAATGTGCAACACTTAAGTTAGAAGCTGTTAAAGCAGCACGTATTGGTCAACTTGTAAAGGCTGGCCTAGACGAAGCTAAAGCAACAGAAGTATATGCTAAGTGGGGTGCAGTAGCAGATGAACAATTCGCTGATATCGTTGCATTGCATACAAAGGCTATGGATGATAACGACGAAGACGATGCTGAAGCAAAGGCAAAAGCAGAACAAGAAGCAAAAGACAAAGCTAAGGCTAAGGAAGTTGCAGATTTGGCAAAGGCTGAAGCTGAAGTAAAGATTGTTAATACAACAACAGATAATGCTGACACAACAAAGGTAAACTTTGAAACTCTATCAAAGAGTCTAGCAAAACTTCTACCTCTTGCATCAGCAGCGAACAAGAGCGAAAACAAGTAATTTACAAATAGGAGATTAAGCAATGGCTCTAAAACCAGATAGACAAAGAAACAAGTATGCAGACGACATGACATGGTTCATGAACGAAGTTGCAGAAAAAGGTGGTGTTGCAGTAGTAAGCACAGTAGGTTCAGGTTCAGCAATGGACCAATCAACAAACCTATGTACATATGCAGCATCTCAATCAGGTACACTACCTCTAGGTATCCTAATGGTAGATATGGTAAACAAAGACTTAACACAAACTCACCTAAATCCATATAATGGTGAAGTACAAAAGGGTGGTAAGGTTCTTCTAAGCCCTCAAGGTTCAGTTGTAACTAATATGATTTACCCAGGTTTAACAATTACTGCTGGTCAAACAGCATATCTTGGACCTTCAGGCTTGGTACAAAATGTATATGTTAATGATGCGGCAACACCAGTCGTTGGTTATTTCTTGTCAACAAAAGACGAAGATGGCTATGCGAAGGTTCGTTACAACCTACCTAACACAACACCAAGAAGATAATTTGAATAGGAGTGAGTAATAATGCGTAAACAAAGATATTTCGATAACGTAGATGCAGAATTGACAAAGCTACTTGTAGCTACTGCATCATCAGACCCAAATGAAAGACGTGATGCACAACTAATGTTTTCAAAGGCATTAGAACTACCACTACGTCAAGGTGTATTGGTTGGTGATAATATCAATGGTATTTTCGAACCAATGCAATGGACAGATAACATCCCTGTAGAATTCCCACTAGACCTATTAGCTCCAGGTGAAGAAGATGAATTCGTAGCTTACACAAGCCCAGGCGTTGGTTATATTGCTGAACGTAGAGTAGCTGGTGACTATGTTACTTTGCCTACTTACTACATCAACAATTCAATCGACTGGGAATTGAAGTTTGCTAAGAACGCTAACTGGAACATCGTTGGTCGTGCTCTAGAAGTTATGGAAGCTGGTTTCGTTAAGAAGCTAAACGACGACGGATGGCACACAATCCTATCTGCCGCTGTAGACCGTAACATCCTTGTATACGATGGTGACGCTGCTTCAGGTCAACTAACAAAGAGATTGTTCTCACTATGTAAGGTTGTTATGCAACGTAACGCTGGTGGTAACTCAACATCTCTACGTCGTGGTCGTCTAACAGATATGTATCTATCACCAGAAGGCCAAATGGATATTCGTAACTGGTCAGTAGCTGAAGTTGATGAATTCACACGTAGAGAAATCTACTTGTCATCAGACGACGGTGACGCAATTACAAGAGTATTCGGTGTTAACATCCATGAAATGACAGAATTCGGTGTAGGTCATGAATACCAAAACTTCTTTACAACTCAACTAGGTGGTACAATCCCATCAGCAGACGTTGAAATTGGTATTGGTTTGGACCTAAGCAAGAATGATTCATTCATTATGCCTGTAACATCACCAATTGAAATCTTCCCTGATGACAATCTTCACAGAAGTCAAGAAGAAGGTTACTATGGTTGGGGTAAGTTCGGCTTCGGTGCTCTTGACTCACGTCGTGTAATCGCCTTCTCATACTAATAATATGAGATACTAAAATTGAGAGACATGGTTTCCGGACTATGTCTCTCTTTTCATTTATTAATAGGGAGTCGTAATAGACTCCTTTCTTTTTTAATACGTGTATATACTGATGAAAACCTAATATACATGGAGACACTATGCCTAATCAATATTTACAACAATTAACAGAAATTAGACTAGCATCAGGGAACTTTCTACTTCCTATTTCTGATGACCCTAGCGGTACGGCCACACTTAAGAAAATTACCGTTTATAATCTATTATCTGGCGTTACAGGCGGTGGCGGACCTTCTACGTGGGGAAGTATTACAGGCACGCTAAGTAGTCAAACAGATTTACAAAGTGCCTTGGACGCTAAGGCTGCTATTTCTTCATTAGGTCAAGCGGCCTATTATAACTCAGGTCAAATCTTCTACAATACACCTATGAGCGGTACACCTACTGCTCCTACAGCCGCAGATGGCACAAATACTACACAACTTGCAACTACAGCTTTCGTTACATCAGCTATTTCAAATGCATCTGGTGGTGTTAAAAGCTTAAATGGTCGTACAGGCAATATAACATTAACTACTTCAGATGTTTCTGGATTAGGTCAAGCCGCCCTATACGATTCTGGCACAATCTTTTATAATTCACCATTAAGTGGTATTCCTACTGCACCAACTGCTGCATATGGAACAAACACAACACAATTGGCCACAACAGCTTTTGTTAATACATTAGCTCTTAGTGTTTCAGGTGGTTCAACACCAAATATTTCTGCATATAGTGTATATGCTAATCCAACAGCATCTTCTGCTAATCCAAGTGGTGTTCAAACATTAATTTTGGGTACACCAGCATTTAATGCCGCTGATGGAACATTATTTGGTCAAACAACATTAAGCACAAATAATTATGCTCAATTCGTTATTCAAAATACATCAAAAGGTTCAAGTGCATCAACAGATTTAATTGTTAACAATGATGCTGGAACAGATAGTAAATGGTTCGTTGATTTAGGTATTAACTCAACAAGTGGTGCTTTAGCTCCATTCCCTGCTTCTGGTGCTGCATATCTATATGCAAGCGATAGTAATGAATTTAATATTGGTTGCCTTGGCTCATCTGGAACAATTCAGTTCTGGATTGGTAGCGGTGTAAGTCGTGCTGGATATTTTGATAATAATTTAGACCTAAATCTAAGTAAACATTTGAATATTGCTGGAGATAATGGTCCATCAAATTCAACATTTATAATGTCTGGTGTAACATATATAGATGGAACAGGGTCAACTACTTGGCCACAATTCTTTATTGCTGCTAGTGGTGGAACTAATGTTTCAAACTGGAGTACAGCAGGAACTATATTAGGTATTAATGCTCAACCAGGATTTCTTGGTAATGCTATAGATATACGTAATAATAGTACTCTTTTAATGTCTATGAGTTATGGTGGTACATTTACTTGGAATGGTGGAACATTTCAGAATAATGGTGTTTATACTTCTAGCAATGCTGGTACTGCAAGTAGAGCATTAATTGGACTAACTAACGCCCCATTTTCTGGTGGAACAAGTACTACAAGTTGGCCACAATATCGTTCAGAATCAACCACAGCTACAGTAACATGTACAAATTGGAATGCTCTTGGGACTTATATAGGTGTTAATGCACCAAGTAACTTCCAAGGTAATTTCCTTGATTATCATAAAAACAACAGTGCATCACTATTTTCTGTTGCTGTAGATGGAACAACTACCGCTTCATTTTTTGCGGGTAATGGCTCACCATCTGCTAGTACTTCTGCACTTATTTTAAGAGGAACAATATTAACTGGTGCTACTGGAACAACTAATCTTCCGCACTTATTCATTCAACCTTCTGGTTCAACAGCAGTAACTAATTGGAGTGCTAATGGAACAGTTATAGGAGTTAATGCCAATTCTGGATTTGGTGGAAACTTTATGGACCTCCGAGTTAATGGTGGTTCTACACAATTTAGTATTAGTAATGGTGGTATTGTTAACTGTAACGGTTTAAATACTGGTGGTATTACTGCTAGCAATATTACAGCATCTACTCGTGTTCTTGCTGTCCCATCACAAAACACTCCAGCTTTTAATTCTAGTACATCTACAGTAGGTATATCAGGAACTTGTATATTTGGTAATACTCCAGGTACTGGCGGTGCTGCTATATTTGGTATGTCAGGATGTATATTTGGTGCTAATGTTGCAGCTAATTTTAGTGGTAACTTTATTGATTGCCACGTTAATGGTGGTTCTTCATTATTCAATGTAAATTATTCAGGTCTAGTAAATGCTACGGCTATTCAACTAAGAGACAATGGATTAGTTTCAAGTCTATTGAAAGCTAACTCATCTGGACTAGTTGTCGCCGCAAGCAACGTTACAGACTACGTTCAACCATCAGTAACAACAGCTTACTCAGGTCAACATTATGTAATTCCCGTCGCTTTAGCTTCTGGAAATACTGTTAACTGGGATATGGATGTTGCACCAAATGCTATTCTAAGAGTTCCATCAGGAGCATTTACACTAGCTAATCCAACAAATATTCGTGCTGGTGCTTGTGGTATGTTAACAATTATTCAAGACCCTGTTGGTAGTAGAGTTATTACTTGGGGTTCAGCTTATAAGTTTGCTGGCGGAACAAAATTCGTGTTAAGTACTGCGGCTAACGCCCGTGATGAAATCTCATGGTATAGTCCAGACGGCACAAATGTTGATTGTACAGGCTTAGCTAACTTCTCATAAGGATAAATTATGTTTAATATGGGATTATTCTTTTGGAAATCTGTCGCATTTGGTGGTAGTTCAACTATTACTGCTACTGGTGCTGGAACATTCAATATTCCAGTTGGAACTACGACTTTAGTAATAGAAGTTTGGGGTGCCGGTGGTGGTGGTGGTGCTGGTAAAGACGGTGGCGGTGGTATCGGTGGTGGTGCCGGGGGCGGAGGGGGTGGCTACAGCAAGAAAACATTAACATCATTTGGTGGCGGCTCAACTGTTAGTTATTCAGTCGGTACTGGTGGTGCTGGTAATACAGACCAAGCTGCCGGTGTTAAAGGTGGCGACGGTGGCAATACAACTGCTACATATAATTCTATTACATATACAGGTGGTGGCGGTGGTGGTGGACACAACGGTATTGATACACACGTTGATGGTGCCGGTGGTGCTGGTAGTAACGGTGATTCAAACTTTACTGGTGGTGATGGTGTTACTCCTGCTAACAACTTCGGTGGTGGTGGTGGTTCATCTGCTGGTACTGCTGCAAATGGTAATACTGGTTCTGCATCAACTGGTGGTACTGCTCCAACAGGTGGTGGTGCTGGTGGTAACGGTGGCCCTTCTGGTGGTAATGACGGAAGTAATGGTACTGCTCCCGGTGGTGGCGGTGGTGGTGGAGCTAAACTAGCTACTGGTATCGGTGGTAATGGCGCAAATGGACAAATTAAATTTACATGGAGTTAATAATGCAACTTAAAGATGTTTTAAAAGAACCAGAATTCACTGGATTGAGTGCCGAAAATTGTCTATCTACTGGTAATGTGGTTGCACAATATGGCATCGATTCAACGCAATACACATATGTAGGTATTGGTGTAATATTCCAACAAGCTAATATTGATGTTTCAATCCTATTGGATATTCCCGGTTGGATTAAAGGATTAATTGGTGGTCCTAGTATGGATGCATTCTTGCAGATTGGCTGTGACTTAAGTAATGCTGGTATTCAATATTATT